CTGCATGGACTGCTGTTGCATGAGTTCGGCATAACGGCGCGAGCGGGCGATTTGCTCCGCTTCTGCGGCGGCGTCCGTGGGGGCTTGGAAGTTGACCGTCTGCATTAGAGCCTCCCGTAGTCAACCTGCATGAATCCACTCGGGTGAACCGACACGGCTTCCGGCATCACATCCAAAACCTCGTCGGCCATTACACCGATTTCGCGGTGTCCGAAGATGTCGTACTCATAAACACCAATCCCAAGCGGGTGATCGCCAAGGCGCACAATGTTCGACTTCAGACGACGGTCAGAAAAGGACGATAGGAACCCGCCAGAAGGCGCACCAGCAGCAGCAGCCCCAAGTTGGAACAGCCCGCCCATCATCGCGTTGCTCTGCCCAACACCAGCGTTGTAAAGCCCTTGGTCATACTGCCCCTGCGCCTGCGCAGCGCCCGACAGGTTTGCCCCCGCCGTGGTCTGCTGCTGCGGCACGTTGGAGAACTGCGGGTTCGTCACCTGTGAGCCAGTGCGAAGCGCGTTCAGTTCGTTCAACGGCTGGTTACGCGCAGCGAGTTCAATCTGCATCGCCTGCGGGGCAAAGCCCATCGCCTGCGTGTTCGCCTGCGTGTAAGCGTCGTTTTTGCCGTAGTTGAAGTCGCGCATGGCGTTGTCATACGCTTCCATCCCCGGACGCAGACCTTGGTTCGTCAGGGCCGTTTCCTGCTGGCTCGTCCTTTGCGCCCACTGCGGATCAAGCCGCGAAGTGATGTTCTGGTAAGCCTTCTGCGTGGCATCGTTCGCGCTGTTGATGTCGAACGGCTGCGAAAGGCTCTGGTCTACCCGGTCAAGGGCTTGACCCGTCTGCGAACCGAGTCCAAGGGCAGAGTTGTTCGCGTAGTCGAGGAGTTGCTGACCAACAGGAGACAGGCTGATCGTCTGCGCCCATTGCGGGTCGGTGTCGGAGCCTGGATTGCCCTGCTTGTACGTCGAGGAGCCGTAGGGCGAATACTGGTTTACCCGGTTCGCGGCAGTGGCGTATTTCGCGGCCTCAAGGTTCCCGGCAGCGGTTGCATTCGCAGCGCCGGTGTAGTCAGGCGCGGGAGGCGGCGAAGGCGAATCCTTCCAGCAGATCCAGCCCCCGCCAAGCTTACGCTGCGGCGCGAAGTAGATGGGTTCCATGCTTTGCATAGGGTTCTCTCAAGAATCGGCATTCAGCCTTGAACATGCAGTAAACGATCAAATCCCCGGTGGGATGCGCTCCGGTCAACCAAGCCTCTTTCGTGAACCCGAGGTGTTCAACGAAACGCCGCGAGTCTTTGTTTCCTTCCCCAACGCATACCGTGATGCGCTCGCATCCGAGTTGTCGGAAGGGATAGTCAAAGATCGCCCATAGGTAAGCCCTAGAGAGCCAGCGGCGGCTTCCATCTGACGCGATGTGACACACAACGTTGGGGCCATTCCACTCGGCGTAAGCGACTCCGGCCACCAAGGCACCATCTTTAGACAATCCAATCCCGGCCTCCGTACCGAAGTTCCCGAACTCGTTTGTCTGCCTCGCAACCCATTCAACGACACCCGACCCAGTGACGATCACAGGATCGCGCCCTGCTCCATGACGATGGTGGTATTCACCCAGTGCGTTGCGATGCCCTGCGAAGCGATCTTCAGCCGAGGCGCTGCCCACGCTCCAACACCGTTCACGCCCTGCCAGTTCTGGAGGACGTTCAGACCACCGCCCCACACCGCAGCGTCCCAAACCGCCGTATCCCACAGCGCATAGTTTGTCGGGCTGAAAGACAGCGTTGCCGTAGTGTCAGAGGTATCAAAATCAATGTTCAGGTTTGCCGACAACGCAGGCGAGCCGTCCGAGCGAAGGTAAGGCTTCATCATCGTGTAACGCTTCAGCTTGCCGGGGGAGCCGAAGTTGCTGAAGGCTTGCAGCCCGTCGCCGTTGATGTTCGTCCCGTTGTCCGCGTAGCCGTCCCAAGCCTTACCGACATACCCGTTCCCGCCGAAATAAGGGTCATCCCCGAAGATCGTCCAGCAGTTCGCTTCCCATCCGGTGAAGTTGCACCAAGACTTGGTGATCGTATTCATGACGTACTGCTCCTGCGAACCGACCGCAATCGGCACGTTAAGGAACAGCATGTTTTCCTTTGGAAACTGGATCAGCTCCCAGCCGAAGTTATCCCCGTAGGTCGAGATGGCCGACGACACAGCAAACTGAATCTTGTCCGTCAGCGCCACACGAGGATTGACCCGCGAGGACTGCAACGCACCGGACATTGGATAAACCCCGTCCTGGCAGATGATCAGCAAGTCCCCGGCAAACTTCACCATGCACCTACGCCCAACGGGAGCGCCGATCTGCCACACGCCGACCAGCGCCCAAGTCGTTGCGCTTGATACGTCCGTCCCGCGATACACAATCACCTCACCGCGAGAGGTCACAAACACCGCGAGGTCGTCCACCCCGTAACCGGCGTCAATCGTCCACGTAGCCATTGCCATGAGATAGCCGCCCATCATGGCTACCCCGGTCAGGTCGAATTTCGTCGCCGCCCCGGCAATGGCAGAGGTCGCCAGATACCAAGCGTTCATCGTGTTCTTCTCAACGAACCACAGGCGGTTTTTATGCTCGTTGATGTGGATGAGGTTCGCTACCGTCACCCCGGTAATCGCAGCATTCGTCCACGTAGTCCCATCCCAATAGCGCGGAGCGTCGGCCCCGTTCACCATGTAGATGTAATTGCCCGAGGTGTTCGAATAGTTGACGTACTGCCAGCGGGCATTCGTGAGACCCGTCTGAACAGCCGCACCAACCGCGCCCCCTGCGGTACAGTCGAAGATCGAACTACCCGCCGCCCCCAGAAGCTTGTTGGAGGTCAACCCGGAAAACGTCATCACCGATTCAACCTGCCCACCCAAGCCGGTGGAATACTGCGTGTACCCGTTGCGCAGGAATACGTCCGAAGTCCCCGGATAGAGGTTCGTCAGGATCACCGCGTCCTGCGGCTCCATCGCTCCCAGTGCGTCGCGGGCGTTCCAGCCCCCCGTCGGGGCGGAAATCGCTGCCGTCGTGGATACAGCCCGCTTAGCCAGCATTTAAGTGCCGTAACCGCTGTCCGGGATGTTCTCCCAACCGATCAGCACTTCCGAAGGACGAGGCGCAAAGGAAAGGGTCGGAGAACCGCTGTCGTTCGCCTGCGCAATGCTCAGTTCGGTTTCGTAGTCCCTGCGCAGGTCTGTAGTGTCGAAGCCCTTGATGCTGAAATACTTCAGCTTCAGGCCCAGCACCATGAGCCGGTCGGGATAGATGCAGGTATCGGTGTCGGCAGTGAACGAGGTCTTAGCCGTCCCGCCAGAGTCCGCCGCCCATCCGTTGCTGATGTACTCAAAGCCGAGGACTTCGTTCGTCCCGAGCGCGGGCCAGATCTGGAAGTACCCGCCGAAGATGCGAAACCGCACACGCGGGCCGGTCGAGATGTAGCCGGAAATGAGCCATTCCCATTGCTGGGCAGTCTCAGGCCCGAGCATCTTCCAGTGCTTCGACTTGTCCCACTGCGTGCCGTCAATGATCCGGTCGTAGTCGGACGGCATGGAATACTTAACCTTCGTCAGCGTGAAGGTCGAGCCGGTGGCCGTGACCGTGGCAGGCTGTGACAGGGGGATCGTCGAACCAGACGGGGCCGAAGCGATATAGGTCGCTTGGTTGATCCCCGTCCCGCTGATCTGGTAGGTCGTGTCCAGACCAGAGATGCTGGAGGCGTTCGTGATGTTCGACGTACCCAAAACCGTGTCGCCCGTGATGCTGGCCGTCGAAACCGTGAAGATGTACGCCTTGTTCAGCGCTTGCCATTGGTACTTAGATTTCAGTTCGTAGCCAACAGCGTTCAACAGGGCAAGCTGCTGCACCGTGTCCGAGGCAGTAGAGGACGCAACGGCGGTGGGCACAGCAAGCCCCATTTCGCCGGTTGCCTGCTGGACAAGTTGCAGCATCGTTGCCATTTACGCAGCCTCTCTCTCTTTCGGGGGACGGCCAGGGCCGCGCTTATCTTCGCCAAGCTTGGAAAGCACCATGTCAAGCTTCGCCTTCAGGTCTGCAATCTCGGCGTCGCGCTTGGCGACTTCCTCGTTCGCAGCCTTGCCGTTCCTCGCAGCAACAGCCGCCTTCGCCTTCTCGCGCAGACCTTGACCGCCCATGCCAATGCCCTGCACCTGAATGTCGTTGGCAGAGGCAATCTGCTCGACCGTGAAGAAGCGCAGGTACTTCAGTTGGCGGCGGCTCTCGTCGTTCAGTTCTTCCCACTCGTCAATCGACCAGCCCGCAGCGCCAGCGTTGTTCAGGCCGCCTTTGCTCATCTGGTACACAAGCCACTCACGCGGGAAACGCTTCGTGTCGCCAACCTCCGCAGGACGTTCCACCGTGTTCAGGCTGTTTCCGGGAATCGAGATCCGCACAAAGGGACACTCAGGCCGGAATGTCTTGATGCCGGTCTTTTCCGTCTCCCACTTGTCAAGCGCCGCGTGGTCGTAGAACTCCACGGCGAGCATGTCGTTCGGGTTTCGTGCCCCCGCGAAATCGGGGTTGTCCAGATCAGAAGCAAGCTGCATGTAGGAACCTCAAGTAGTTGAGAGTTGGGCCGTGTGGTGGCTGGCGAAATCCGGCCCGTAAAAGTCCGCCAGTTGTTCGTCCTGCTCGCTGTGAACCTCAAACCCGAGTTCCCGAGCGACATGGGGCAGCAATCCATCCCCATAGACGACAATCCGTGCACCGCCATCCCGAAGGGCTGGGGCAATCAATTTGAAATCCTCAACCTGCACCGCAAGCCAAGGCGTGGTCTTGAACCACTTGCCGAGGCAGAACACGCCCAGTTCCTGCTCCGCAACGACACTCGGCTGGAAGTGCGAGGACTCGCCTTCATAGGACGAATCCGCCCCGAAGATGTGCATCTCCCGATAGCCCATCGCAGCCGCTAGGAACATGGCGCGGACAACCGCAGCAGAACCGCCGTTGATAATCGGCTCAGGCTTGTTGTATTCGTCCAGAAGGTCCGGCAGGCACTCATCCCCGCCCGCGTGCCAGACCGTCACGTTGCGCCCTTGGAAGCGTTCAAACACTTCCGGGTGACACCGGGAGGCGAGCAGGTACTCAACCCCGTCCGTGGGCGTGATGAACTTATTCACCACCTTGTCGGCATCCCACACCATGCCGTATGTCGGTTTCATCCCGTTGCGCACCAGAAAATCATGCGCAGCGTTACAGGCAAGGACATCGCCCTTGGCCTTGTAAAACTCCCGCCGCAGTGAAGGGCCAGAGCCACAAATAGAAATGGCGCTTCCGCCCTTTGTAAGAAGCCGTCTCGTGAACGGTTCGTACTCCGAGGAAAGCGCCGAAACGAGATTGGCCCGGATGTTCTCGGGCGTCTCGCAAATCTCCGTAGCCAATGAGAGGGGGGCTAGAACGTCTCCGCTTTTCGCCCCCATCACCGGCCAGGTCATTAGTTACCCGCGCCCACGCACTTCGGCCACGTAACGATGGCGAGGTAGGTGGAAGCGACAGCCGTGGTGCTGGCCGTGAGCAGAGCGATGCCAGCCAGCGTGCCCGAGGACGCGGTGGTAGACAGCTTGCCCGAGGTCGTCGCCACGTACAGGACAGCTTGCAGGGTCGAAGTCGCCGAAACGGCCACGGTCATCGGGGAGCCGTTGATGGCAACAAACCCGTATTCCGTGTCAGCGAACGCGAACTGCGCAAACGCCAGTTCCGAGCCGGTAGCGGCAAGGGCAGCGGTTGCGCGGGTTCCCGTACCCGCCGAGTTGATGGCGACGAGATCGCCCGAGGAGATTGCACCGTTGGCAAGGATGTAGACCCACTCGCCGCCGTTGCTCCCGTGAACACGGGTGCCTGCGGCAAACGAGGCGGTCGTACCGTCCGACGAAGTGAACTTCGCGCCGATGGTAGGGGTAATGGGGAAGGCCATGATTGTTTCTCCTTTAGGCCACGAGGACGCCCTGAAGCGAGCAGTTGGAGCAGGTCAAGTTCCCCGCCCAGCCGATCAGCTTCACGATTGCGTCTTGGTTCACGGCTTGCCGTTCGCCGCCAATCGGTACAAAGTTCCTGTCCTTGTGCGGGCGCAGGAAAATGTAATTGGTGTTCAGGAAATACATGTGGTTGGCAGAAGCGCCCGACCACGATGCGTTCACCGAGTCACCGCCCGTGTACAGACCACCGTCCAGCACAACGTCCGCCGCCATGCCGCCGCCGTAGAACTTCAGCGAAGCAAAGCCAGCCGCCGCGCTCTCAGGGTCCGAAACTTTCTGGATCGCCTGAAGCGAGTTGACGTAATACTGGTAGTAGGTCGCATCCGACACGATGAGGTCGGTCTTGTCCTGGCCGCGAACCATCTTGATCGCCAGAGCGGTCATGTACTGCTGGATGTTCGAAGCCGAGACAGCCGCACCACCGTTGGTCACGCCCGAGTAGAACTGGTTCGCCCAGAACGCATTCGCAGAGCGGATGATGCCGCCATACGTACCCGTTCCAGCGTCCGCGACCGCCGCTTTGAGGCCGGTCAGGTTCTTCCCGCCGTTCAGCGTCCCGTCCAGATACAGGTCGTTGCTGATGCGGTTCATCAGTTGACCTTCAGCAATGGCGATACGACCTTCGAGCATGTCGATGATCGCTTCCTTGCCGCTGTTCTGGAGCATCTCCAGACCGCTCATCGTGACTGCCGAGGCGTACTGGGTGATGGGGAACTGCGCCGCCGAAATCGGGCTGTTCGGGGCGATGTTCAGAACTTCGTAGCCCGAATAGCTGTTGACGTTGGCAGTGGTGCTGTCGTTGTATGCAATTTCTTGCAGGATCACATTACCGCCGCTGAAGGGCTTGACGTTGCCCTTGGACTTCAACCGGCGCAGGAGCGCGTTGTTGTTGGTGAAGTTGTCAGCGAGTTCACCAGAGCGCGACTGAATCGTCGTCGCAATGATGTCGGTAATGGAGGCATTGGCGAAGGCCATGATTAATTCTCCATTTCAGATTTAGACTCTTCCCCCGCCCAAGACGCTCTCGACGTTTTCTGTGAGAACTGAGCGGAGATCCTTTTTGCCGCTGCCCATCACCCCAGCCGGTGTAGCCGACTTGGTGCTGACTGCTTTGGCACGCGCCTCTGCGACCTTTGCCGCTGCTGCTGCCTTCTCCGCTTCAGCCTTCCGATGTTGTTCGGCTTGCCAAGCTTCGTCGTTCAGTCGCAGTGCCTTGTCGTAGGCGCTCTTAAGGTCGGGGGCTAAACCTGACTGGAGTAGTCCAGCCATCGTCTCCTTGACCGTTTCAAACTGCTCATGCGCCGCCGCAAAAGTCTCAATCTCCTTTTGCAAAGCGGTTTGTTCTTGCTGCTGTTGCTGCTGCTGCCAGTTGTTCAACTGACCGCTTAATTCGTTGATGCGCTGCTGGAGCGGCGCGACATAGTTCATCACCGGGTCAACCTGACCCGATTGGATCGCCTGAATAGGAATCCCGTAGTCCTGCGCAAGCTTCTGGAAGGTCGCAAGCTTCTGCTCAGGCGACCCCTTCACAAGCGTCTGATGCGCCATCCCAAGGTTGCGAATCCACTGCGCAGGCTGAATGCCGTGCGTCTGCAAGTCTTGGGCGAACGGCGCTATGGCATCGTTCAGTTCCTTCGCCCGTTCCGCCTCTTGCCGGTAGGTCGATACCCCGCTGGCAAACTGGCTTTCGCGCTGGTTTATGTACTCAGCGACGTTCGGGTCGAGTTTCTGGTAAGCCTCCCAGTACTCTTTCTTCCAGCTCGACGGGGGCTTTCTCGGCTCTACAACGGGCGCGACCGGAGCCGTAGCAGCATCCTGGCTGACCTCCGGCGTGACGGGCTGCTCGTCTGCCTTCTTGAACCGCCCCGCCTCATCCCGCAGGCGGTCGGCCTTCTCTGTTGCTGTCTCGGTAGGCGCTGCGTCATTCGCAGGCGCTACGGGCGTTTCAATCGTTTCCTGCGGTACTTCGACTTCGGCCTTGTCAAAGGCTTCCGTCAGTGCTGCGGCGAGAGTAGTCCCGGCCATGTCATCTCCATGAAGGAATCCGCTGCCTCCCGGCAGTGGTTACTGCTACCTGCGAAGCTTTTCGTTGGCGATCTGCGCTAGACGGTCTCTCAGCCCCGGAGGGGGCCGCATTTCCTTCCGTTTCGCGCTGTCGAACGCATTGCCTACCTCAACCACCCCATGCGCCTTCAGGTGTTCCCGATGCTTGGAGCGGCTGGTAATCATCGAACCGTCGCACATCGACCTGTAAGGCTGGATGTCGGGCATGATCATTACGCCCGGATCGGGGAGGTTCGCGTAGTACTCGTCCTTCGGAACCCATTCCCCGTTGACGGAGACGTAAGATTTACGCACTGAGGTTCGCGCCCCAGTTCTCCGAGCCGATGTAGTAGAAAGTCGCCGTCTTGCCCGTGGTGATGGCGAAAGCCGCACCAGCCGAGCCGTTGGCGATCTTCCCGGCAGCGGTGGCGGGCGACATCTGCACCGTCGAACCGGAGTGGTTCACGAACACATAGGTATCGCCAAGCGAAGCCCCGACGGTCGAGCCGGTCGGCATCTGCGCATAGAACGAACCCGTGGCCGCAGTACAGACAACGAAGTCCGACGGCAGGACAGTCCCGGCTTGGACACCGGAACCGGCAGCGGTGAACGAGGCCGTGGGTACGCCGACAGTGGCTTGCGCTTGAAGCGGGGCAGTACCAGACCCCAAGAGGTTGCGAGTGGTAGGCATGTAAAACTCCTTCAGTGGGAAATACCCGCTTCCCAGCGGGCTACAGCAACAGTAGAAAATCCTCCTCGTCCTGCATCTCTTGATACAGGGCAAGCAGTTGGGATGCGCGGAAGTCAGACAACTCCGCAGCATCGAATCCTTGCGCCAGGGCGGGCGCTGCAATCTCGCGGGCTTCAGCCCTTACCGAAGCCTCCGGGCTTCCCATGAGGGCCGCAAAGGCCCGTTCTAGGTCGCTCCTGCGCTTCTCGTTCTTCTTGCGGAACTTCCTGCTTCGGCGCTTCTCGCCCCCGTCCGAACGAGAGATAAGCGCGGATGAAGCCAGCCCGGTAATCGCCCAAACATCGTCGTCCTCAGTCCACGCAATGTCTGCGGTGACGGCGCTGGAAGTGACCGACCCTGTGATTGCCGTTACATCGTCGTCTTCTGTCCAAGCAAGAGCAGAAGTGACCGCGACGGTTCCAGAGGCCGCGAACGTGTCGTCCGCTTCCGTCCATGCCAGCGCAGCCGATACACGCACAGATCCAGCGACGGCAAATACATCGCTGTCCTCAGTCCATGCAAGTGTTGCAGTAACACTTCCAGCGCCCGGAAGAAGCTCCCACCCGACATAAGGGTATGTGGACTGCGTATATCCGCTTAGAGCAAAATCTACAGCCGTGCGTGCCGCTGGGCTGGTAGCCGACAGCGGATTATTAGCCGGAGTTAAGTCAGCAGGTGTGAAACTCTCCGCAGCAAAATCTACGGCATTTGTTGCCGGAGGGATGTAGATGCTCATGCAAGGTAAGGGCTTCCCGGTGCTGTGTAGTAAGTCGCCCCTGCCTTGTACTGCACAAACGCCGCGCCGACCTTGCCGGTGCTAATGCTAGATGCCCACGTTCCGCCTGCGGCAGTCGTCACCGTTTCAACCAATACAGGATTGGTCATGCTCTCGTCGTCGGCTTCTATTACCGTCACGATTGCCCCACTTACCGGGCTACCACTTAGCGTAACAGTTCCTGAAATTGCAAACGTCGAGACTGCCTCTTCTTCCCATTCAGCCTCGACTAACCAGTTGTTTGAAAGCGCGGCATTTGCTGCCGCTGTAGTGCCGACCATTTGGCACAAAATTGATTGGTTCGGCCGCAGTATGAAATCATGCGTATCGACAAGATTTGGCAGGATGTTTTTATCCACGCCGAGCACCTGTTCCGCGGCAGTCTGCATACGTGAGCAATACTTCTGCCAAATGGTTGTGCCTGCCGTCCCTGAGAGCGGGAACCCATCCAGCATCGGGGAGCGAACCTCAACAAAACTGCTGGATGCCTTTGCCGTGTCGTAGGTGGTGGGCGACAAGACCACCCCACCGCTTATGCCCGTTGCCCTGCTGATCTTTACCTGCGGCATGACCGAAGTAAGCCCCAAAATTGGGTCAAGCTGCGCCACAAGCCTCCGAACGTACACATTGACCCGCGAGCCAAGCGTATTCGTGATGGCGAACAGGTTTTGCGTTGTAGCGTCATTTCCTAAAGCTATAGGAGATGGGACGCTGCCGTTGAAGGTAAACGCCACTCAATCCTCTTCCCAAACGATGTTCACACACCAGTTGTTTGTCGCAGGGTTCGATGTGCCGATGGTTGCCACCACCTGAACCAGAAGCGCTTGGTTTTGCCGCAAGATAAGGTTTTGCGTCTCCACCAACGCCGGTGCCATGCTGCTGTCCTCAGCGAGTACCTGACCGACAAGCGTGTGCATCCTCATGCAGTATTGCTGCCAGATCGTTGTGCCTGCCGTGGCCGTGATCGCCGTCGCTGCGCCGCCGTCCGAGGCCGTTGCGCAACGGATGATGGTGTTCGCGTTTGACGCATTGCTAGTGTCAAACTGCCCCTTGTTGAGCGTCGTCCCACCTGTCGGAACGGCGGTAGCGCGGGACAGTTTTACCTGCGGCATGACCGCGACAAGCACGGCAGTTGCATCCAGTTGGACCGTGACGCGACGAATATAGACAAGCTTCGTCGCGTCGATGTTTTCAATTGTCAACAGGTTATGCGGCGTTGCGGCAGACCCAAGAATCCGAAAGCTGCCCGCCGCGAAGTATCCGGCCATTATGCGTTTCCTCTAGTAATCGTCCAGCTAGTCACGCTCACCGTGACACCGATGCTTATGGTCGTGGTGTTCAGGTTCATGTCCGCGCCGCTGGTGCTTACGCTGCCGTCAATGACGAACGTGCCGCCGCTCGTCACCACCCGGAACCATGTGGCAGTCGAAGCAGCAAGCCCGGTCGCATCGCTCGGCAACGTAGGACTGAGAACCCCAGCCGCCGCACCAGCCGCGAACGGAGTGCCTAGCGTGAACTCAGCAAGCTTGGTTGTTGCAGCCCCGCCAGTAGCAGGGCGCGTGCCGTCATAGATACGCAGAAGCCCAGCGTTCCCGACCGCCGTGGTGATCGCGTCCAACTGCGCATTGCGCAGCGTTGTGCTGTAGCCTGCGCTCATTGCAGCCCGGCAACCCGTCCAGAATCGTCCCTAACCACCTTCTTTGGGCGGGCCAGGGCCTCGGCTACCTTCTCCATAGTCTTCAGCGTCTTGCTGTGGAGGTCGTTCGTCTGCGCAGCCTTGGCGTCCTCTTTGCCAACAGCCTCAGCCTCTTTCGCTGCGGAGGCTTCGGCATCCTGCGCGGCCTTGTCCATCGCGGTCTTGGCGGCGATCTCAGCAACCAGAATCTTTGTAGAGGCGTCAAGTTCAGCCTTGCGCCACTCCAGATCCATTTCCATTTGCTTGAACTGCGCTTCCTGCTGCGCCTTGCGCTCCTCAAGGGCAGACTGCGCCTGCGATTCCATCATGGCCCGCTGCGCTTCCATCTCGTTCCGGCGCTGCTCCATCGCGGCTTGTTGCTGCTGCTCTTGGGCGCGTATCTGGGCTTCCATCTGCGCCCTTTGCGCGTCCTGCTGCGCCTGCATCTGGGCAACCTGCTGGTCATGGGCCAGACGCGCTTGGTCTGTCTGCTGCTGCGCCTGAATCTTCAGCATGTCAGGATTGGGCGGAGGCCGCTGGCCCTGCTTCGCCTTGATGCTCTCCTGCAACCTGTCCAGCGCCTCGTCAATCGTGCCCTCGACCGTTTTACCGATCTTGAAGGCGCTGACGCCAAACTTGATAAGCTGCAACACCATCGGGGCCAGTTCAGGAGCCGCAGCAATGACAGGCTCAGCCTTCTGCAACGCAGTACCGACCGCCTGAATCATCTCCATGCGGTCTTGCTTCTCCTGCGACTCGTCAAGTTGCACCAGCGAGTCGGCGGCAATCTCAATCCTGAAGTCGCGGGCGTTCTCGGACTTCAGCAGGGCGATTGCGGCGGGGATATGCTGCTGGTCTTCCTCCGAGAACTGCTCTGCCCCGGAAATCTGCAACAGCGTCTCAGGGGCGAACTGCCCCATCATGATCTGGGCCTTCAGCCGCAGCGTTTCGGTAGCAAACTCGGCCACAGCGTGTTTCATGCTGTTCAAGCGCATGGAGGCGTATTGCCCCTTGATCTGCTGGGCCGTAGCAGTCTCCGAAGCCTCAGACTGCCCACGAACGATGTCCGCAAGGCCGGTGATGTCGTAAATCTGCTGCTTGACCTGCTCCATCGCCCTGTAAGCCTGCTCAAGAGCGCCAGCAATCGGAGTAAGGTCTACAAGGTCAATCGCGCCCTTCAAGCCCTGCTTTTCAGCAAAGGCCATGAAGTTCTTCACCGGGATCAGCGTGTTGTTCTCGCCTTCCGTGAACAGCCGCGCCAACTCCTGAAACTCGGCGTTGTACACACCGCGCACCTTCAGGGCGTTAATCAGCCCGTCGATACGGTCGCTGATAACGTCCAGCTCACGCGCTTGGTCTTGGTACAGCGTGAAGTCAGGGACAGGAACAAGGCTCTCGTTCGTCAGCGTGGCGAACAAAGGCTTCGGACACGGGAAGAACTCTTCCAGCCCCAGTGGGTCGTCCCGCTCGTCCACGAACTTGCCCAGCGACTTCGACAGCCAGAACGCCTTCTTCTTGTCCTTGTCCCAAATCTCGTAGATGAGGGCGCGAGTGTCCTGGTCGGTCTCGGCCTTCGTCTTCTGGTCGTCAGGGCGGGAGTCCAGCGGGATCTTCTCGCCTTCCTCGCCAAACCGCGCAACGCACATGGCGCGGGTCATGTAAACCCTACGCCAGACTCGGGGGACTTCCTCCCACGTTCGCGCTACCGTGTGCCCGAAGTCCTTCCAGTGGACGTAATCCACCGGGGCGCACTCGTAGTCGAGTTCCTCTTCCGGCTCGTCAACGTCCTCAGAGACCCCTACGCCGTCCGTAGGCGAGTCCTTCTCCTTGGCGCGGATATGCGGCTCATACCTCGCCCAAAGCGTCCCACGCCCCCCTAGGAAGCGGTCATAGACGCACTTCTTCAGGGTCTCCCGGTAGTCGGGGTAATGCTGGATCTCAAACTCTAGCCCACGTTCTACGATCAGCGCAGCCACACGCCCAACAGGATCATTGTCCCGAAAGCGGCGGGAAACGTCAGGCTGCGGAACCCGGCTGTAAGTGGCAGGCACGAGCGTCTGCACGTTAGACCACAGGATGTTAAAGCGAGAATCTGTCTGCCCCTTGACTGTGCGGTCGTCGCGGTAACGCTTCAGCAGCTTGTCAACGCGCCCTTCCCATTTCTTGAACTCGCGTTCATAGGCGGCGATGCAATTGGTCATGTCTTGGACAAGATCATGCGTCGGCTTCATGCGGACAACCCCTGCAATGTGGCGTCAGCAATGCGCACCGGGTAGTAAGAGAGCGACGAAACCCAGCCGTTTAGCCATTCCGCAGGCCCAAAAGCGTGCCCAACAAGCAGAGTCGTGGGGCTTACAGGAACCGCACCGGCTGAATCAGTGACGCAGGTTTCGCCACTTACCGATTGCGAAAAATCATTTACTTTGTAAGCAATCGCTAATTTTTTCTGCGTCGTAGCAGGAGAAATCGTGGAAGTAAGGGTTGCAACAGTAGCGGCCCCACTTCGTATCGTTGATTGAATTGCTGGCCCGGCTGTGTTCATCCGAACAACTATCCGGTTGGCCGTTGACCCGTCATGCAGGTCAAACGCGGCTTCCGTCTGGGCGAAAGTTGATCCAAGCAAACTGACCGCAACAAACGTCCCCTCAGCTTGGTTGTACCACCCCAAATTCGTAGTCGAGCAGACCGGGGCCGCACGGGTTGCAGAAGCACCCGCCGTCACAATAAACGGCGTGGCAAAAGAACCAACCTCAAAGTTCGCCCACTTCACCGACCCGCTTACCGTGCACGTCACCGTCCCAGCCGAAGGCGTGAACGTGGTCGTCACTCGATCCGTTGCGCCCGTCCCGTTCAGAGACCCCACAAACGCACCCGAGAACGTGATCGAACCCGTCCCGTAGAAACTCACCGTGTACGCCTGCGCCGTAGTAGTAACGCCCTGCGTGGCTAGTGCCGTCCCGTCTAGCGCGGAGTTCAGGAACAGGTTCGTCCTGGCCTCCCACATAGACAGGCCAAGGGGCGCAAGAGTCGTCGGGTTGTAGTCGTAGACCGGAACATCGGTCGCATAGCTCGACATCACCCCGGCAGAGTTGAACCCCGTCTGCGCAGAGGCGCGGGTAAAGGTCAGCGTTGCCCCCCCACGCACAGGAGACGCAGACCCGCCCGCAAAGTCCCATACCGATCCGGGAACCAACGAAATCGCAGGCGTGTACGGATATGTCAAAAGCATTTCAGCTTCCGACTGGATTCCATGCAACCGTGCAATCAACTGTGCCGCCGATTGTTACGAACAGGCCATTTGAAAAATTGAACGGCATTGGGTAAAAGCCCCCCGCCAAAGGCGTGAACGTATTGACAAGCACGGTTGTCGCCGCACTCGTGTTGTCCCATACCTTGATGGTTGGCGAACCAGATGCCGAAGCCACAAAAATTCCGATCAACTGGCCGGCACCAGTACGCACCAGCGTAGACGCTGAAATGTTTTTGTAGGCTCCGCTTTCAACGACGGGATTGCTCATTTCCGTTGCTCCTGTGCGTCTTCCCGACGCTCAAATTCGGTTTGATTGCCTTGGAACCGTGTTCCATAGGTCGTTCAGCGTGGCCCGGTTGTCCGCGCCTACCAGCACACCGCGCATAGGCTCCTCAGGAGGCGGCGGCGGGGCGATCATCTGCATCACCTGACACCCGTAGGCAAAGCCGTCGCCAGGGTGCGAAGCCCAGTTATGCAAAGGCTCGCGGCTGAATACGTTGGTTTCGTCGTTCCACTCAAATTCCCACGCCCGCAAGCCATCCACCCCGTCTTCGGTGTCGTCCTTGCGGAACTCGCACCGCTGAATTACCTCGCGGGCCGCACTGATCTGGTCTAGCTTCTTGCTCTGCGGGACGATATCCACCCGGCTCGGGCCAAAGGCCGCGATGAACTTCTCAACGCTCGTATGCTTGCTCTGAAACGTTTTGGCGCGGGCATCGTGGGGGAGCCATATCTTCCCCAGCTTCCATGTGCCCATGTTCGCCTGAAGGCGCGGTATCCAATCGTCAGCGTCTAACCCGCTGTCGCCTTCGTATTTCAAGAGCGAATAGCCGCCAACCTTGCGCTGCCAGTACCACCAAGAGGACGTATCCCTGAATCCGAGGTCGCTGGATATGTCCACAGGCGCACCCAGCGGGTCATACGCCACCGCGTTGTTAATCCTGCCCTCGCGCTCTGCCTGGCTCACCCAGCGGCTCAAGATGGCCCCCTGCGAGGAGCCGTAGCCACCATTCCAGATGTGTTCGGCCTTGTCCGGGTCGGTCGCCATATCGAACAGCATTTCCCGGTTCAGCACGGCAGGGAACCAAGGGTTATCCCGCCAGTTCACCATCACGCTCACCGCATCGGGCGGCGGGGTCTTCCTGAAGAACTTATCAACAGGGTCTGTCTTGTAGCGCGGGTTCCAGCTAAACCACAGTTCCGAACCGTCCTTGCGGATCGTCGGGCGCAACAGGTCTAGGCTGTGCTGGGAAAGGGTCTGCGCCTCTTCCACCCAAGCAATGTCATACGCCTCAAGGGACTTGATGTTGTCCGCGTTGTAGGACTGCATCCCCTTGAAGATGATTAGGGAGTCATGCGGCCCGCGTATCTCTGACTCCAAGACTTCAAAGCCATCCACACCTAGCTTTTGAATCTTGTCTATCAATAGCTGCTTTACAGAATCCTTGATCGAGTTCTGCACCTCTCGTATGCACACTATCCGGGCATGGCCCATGTAGCATTTGAGAATCGCCTGCTCTGCAAAGAAGTGAGACTTCGCCCCACCCCGCCCGCCGTATGCCCCTTTGTATCTTTTGGGCTGTAGCAGCGGCTTTAGTTTTCTCGGGACTTCAACTCGAAGGGTCAACGATGACCATCTCGACCTTGTTGTGCAGCTTGTGCGAGCCATCCTCACCCGGCCCGCTGATCTGCGAAAGGTCAGGTAAAGACTTCTTTAGCAATATCTCCGCAGCCCGTACTTGGGTGGGAGACATGTCTACAGATCCATCAATGTGCTTTTGCAAACGCCCGATGATTGCGCTTGCTTGGATCTTAAGGCGCACGTCATCCTGGTGGCGTCTGCCGAGTGGTCGGCCTGCCATAGGAATCCTTTGATTTTCTAAAGCTATTTGCAATTAATAGGTATCAGCCAACTCGACACTGGCCCTCTCTCTTATCCGATTAGGCGTAGAGGCGTTGTCGGGAGTCTGAATGAAAAAAGGCCAGCCGGTTAGGGCTAGCCTTTGAATAGTGCCTACTCGCTGCATTACGGGCAGGTTGACCCGTAACATCCGCTTTCGGCGGGATTTGCCGGCCGCGTAGTCGCAACCCTGAGCAAATTTAGAGAAAGCTACGCCCTGCATCGGGCGCTGTCAGGAGGCTTAACCCCGCCCCCATCGAATTGTAACTGTCTTTACTTACACTAATGGCAATTTAGACAGTAGTCTAGTTCAGGAAGTTCCCGGCTGCAAGCGGTTTTTGTTCTTTTCAGTTTGCACGTCGGCGGCGCATTTGCAAATGGCACGATTAAGAGTATGCCCAAAACACAAATTGCCACCGTCTACCCACGCCAAAGAAAACCCTTCTTTGCGCGGAGAGCAAAAAATGTCTAACTGCTTTACTAGCGCCATAGCCTGCGCGTCGTTATGCAATGGGTCGTAGAACTGGCTGACTGCCGTGATTACTTTCCTTTCCTCGCCTTCATACGTTACTGAAACATTCCATATTGCCGAAGCCCCCGGAATATCGGGCGGGGATTCCATTGCCTGCGCGCACAGTTTGGTGATTTCTTCGTCAGTCATCTCAGCTTGTCCCTCATCTTCGCCCACGCCCCTAACTCAGCATAGGCAAGCCTGGTTAGCACATCCTCCCAAAACTGCGCCAGATCCCGCGTGTAACCTCCCACCCCCGCAGCTTCAGCCCTAGCCTTGTAGTCCACCGGCCCACGCTTAGAACCTAGACACGCAGGGCAGTCCTCCCCGGCTAACTCGTCCCCCCCGCCTTCACCGTAAGCCAAAGGCAGGAATCCCCTACCCTGACACCGTGGGCATGCGCACAAAAGAAGCTCTTTCACCATCAAAGACGCGACAGGGAGAATATCGACTTCAATCCTTGTCCTGCGCATCTGGCCTCTGACCACCTGAGCAATCGCCGCCTCAAGCTCTTTAATCCTCGCTACAGAATGGCTAGATTGCCCCGCACAGCCCTCAAAGGCTTGTTTGAGCATCACCCCTAATGCATCAGTCGTGGACGCAGCAGCGGCCATTCCAGAGGCTTGTAGGGTGTCTGTATCGCAACGTTCTTCCTTGTGGGAGAGGTCGCTGCTATTTACTGCGCGGGAAATATAGGTCATTTGTCCCCTTTTTGCTCCATCGCCCAGATTTCCAAATCGACCGCGTGCTTTTGAATAAGCGCGGCCAAGTCCTTAACTTCGTCGTGCTTTTTCTGCGCGCAGAGTTCGGCCAGCTTTGAAGCTGCTCGGTTAATTCCCCCTACGTAGGTTGCGTAGTCAAGCCGCATTCGGGGTTTGCGGCTCGTCATTGGCAGCGGGCTTGTTCAAGTACCGCTTTACCGTGTTGTAAGTCCGGTTTGCTTGTTTAGCGATCTCGGTGATAGCTACGCCAGCCGCAAGCTGTTCTTTCCATTTCTGCGTTTCTTCCTCTTTCACAAACGGGCCTCGGGCCATGTCTTTCTCCTAGTCAAGTTCAGATAGCTTCTGTTGAACGTCCTTAATCATTTCCTCGTAATCCGTCCTGCTGTACTTCACCGTCCGATGCTTCAACTCCCTCAAGTCTCGGATCGCTTGCCAGCCCCAATTAGCTTCCATCCATACGGCGTACTCGACCATGTTTCCTCTGAGCAGTACGTTGCACCGGGCGCACTGAACAGCCGTATTATTTACAAGCCAGCGTGTAGCTAAATGGGTTCTTGATACGAAGTGCCCGCATTGCATTTCCTTCCAGTGCTTCTGAGTTCCACAGGTCACGCAGGTTGCTATTCCGTCTATTGCGTCTTTCCTTCTCACGTACTCAGACCAGAGCTTGTCTAGCTTGTTCTTTAGGGTGCTGAGGGAGGCGGCTTTCCTCAAAGAACATGCCTCCAAGTCGCATAAGTCAGAACCTTGTGAATCGTGTTCACGCTCACCTGATACCTTTTTGCCAATGCCGCCGCAGAGTGCTTTTCGTCTAACTCTTTCTTCGCCTTTTCTTTGGCCGCGTGTTCTTCTCGAATCATCTTCACCAGCTTCGCGTTAAGCTTTGCCTGCGGGAGTTGTTCGCCGGTCAGGTAGGGGAGCTTCAAGCCGCCTCCGCTTTCATGATTGCCCGCCCGATGATTTCCGGGATTTGCGGGACAACGGCATTTCCGAGGGCTTTAAGTCTGTCCACCCTGTTGGGAACCCCATGAGCCACTCGACCCACGGCGGGTTCAGGCTCCCACCCACGATAGTTGCTAAAGTCGTCGTA